GAGTGTCACACGGACATCGCAAACTCCCTATCCTCGGGCTTGTTTCCACGCAAGCTGACAAAAGTTAGAAGTGTTGCTGGAACGACACAGTTTTCAGGGTGTTCTAGACGGAAATCAATCCGTGCCCTCGCAATGCTGCCAATATGGCACCAATCGTCGCTCTCGACTGCGCGTCGACGACGGTGCCACCCGCCGGGTCGGGAACCGCCGGACGACGCGGACCCACCACGTCGACTCCGCCGATCGAGACCTTGGTTCCGGCCAGTACCCCCAGCGTCCACGCGCCCGCACCGAACCGCGCCGACTGTCCATCGGCAATGCTCCACACCGCCATGCCCTCGCGCGGCACCAGGAACCGCCACCCGCTTGCCGTCCACCCGGCGATCGCTCGCGCCTGCCCCGCCCAGCCACCGGCGGGCGCAGTCCCGACGATCCACGCGCTGCCCGCGGTCGGTGCGGCCGGCGGCACGTTGGTTCCCACCGCCGTCACGCTCGCCTGCACCGCGAGATCCAGCAATGTCAGCGCCTCGTTATGCGTCGCTTCCTTCTGCGCCTGGCCAGGCTGCAACAACGGCAATGCCAGACGCGCTGTGCGGTCGTCGCTCATAATTCGTTCCCCCGTTGGTGAATCACGCCGGTACGATCAGCGCCGGCACGATCAGGTTGGCCGCGAGCGACTCCCCGAACACGCCGCGCTGCCGAACTGCGATGCTCACGGAACCGACGCGTTCCGCGGCCGTGATCGAGACAAAGGGTTCCGCGACATCGACATCGCGTGAAGTTCCGCCAGCCGTCACGGTCACCCGGTACGCCTCGACCTCTTCGGCCAGCGGCGCATCGACCCCGTCGATCCAGCGCCACCCCGCCCGGCTCCGCCGCGTCCAGCGTACCGTGGCACTACCATCGGCTTCGCTCGCGAACCGCAGATGCACCGGCGAAGGCGGCACCACCGAAGCCCCGCGCATCACGCACCGCGTCTCGACCGGCGCATCATCGCCGACGCCGGACGCGATCACGCGAACCTCGCGCCCCAGCACCGACACCGGCAAGTCGAACGCCCGAGCCGCCCCCGCCTCGAGCAACACGAACCGATCCCCGACCATCTGCGCGCCAGCCGCCGCCTCAGTCCCCCGCCGCCCCCGCAGCAACTGGCTCAGCCGCCACCGCGCGCCGCCCAGTGGTTCCGCCCGACCGAACTGCACCAGCTCGTCGCCCAGCAGAGCCAGGTTCACGCCGCGATCCAGCGCCGCCGCATCCGCATCCCCGAGTTCCATGCCGGCATGCGCAAGGACCACCTCGAACGCCCCACGCAGATCGACCAGCGAAGCCGGCGCACCCGGCGCCACAACCGCAATCGTCCCAAGCACCCCAGGCGCAGCCGTCGCGCCGGCCGCCACCCAACTCACCCCATCGTCAACGCTGTAGAGCAAAGCCGCCTGCCGCCACGCCGCCCCCGTCCCCGCCGCAACCACCGTCATCCGCGGCGCACTCAGCGGAGCCTCCTCGAGCCCCGGAGCCTCGAACGCCCGCACGATCGTCACGCCGACGACCGCATCCACCGCCCCCGAAACCCGCCCGCTCGTCGCAGTCGCCGGCAGCGAAGCCGCCACCAGCGGCACCAGCCCCAACGTCGTCACCATCCCCTCGATGCTGACATCGGACACCCGCCAGACGCCACCCTCCCCCGGGATCGTCACGCAAGCCCCCGGCGCAATCGCCATCGCCCCGAACCCCGCCGCAACTGTCCGCCGCACCCGCCCAGCCTCAGCCCGCGCTAGCATCGCCTCCGCCACAGTCTTCGCCGCGCCCGCCTCCAGCACCGCCGGCACTTCGACGCGGTCGTCACGCATACCAGCCCCCGGCCGCCGCGCCCGCTGCACGCCCGCCTGGTAATCGCGCGCCGCATCATAATACCCGACGGTCACGGTCCGCGGCACGGTCTCGATCGCCGCCACAGCCCGAGCTCGCCGCACGCCCTTCCCCTCAGCCGCAAACCCCTCGTCCGCCACCACGACGGTAGCCCCCGCTGCATCCCGCATCACCAACCCCACCCCCGAAGGCGCAAACCAAGCCCCGCCAGACTGAGCCAGCATCTCCAGCACCGCCCGAACGCTCCCGCCGGACGCCGCGAACCCGCCCACCGCCAGCGCAGCCGTCCCCGAAACCTCCCCCGCCAGCGCCTTCGCGATCGTCGACACCAGCACCGCGCCCTCGTCCGCAATCACCTCGAACGTCAGCGAAGGGATCCGATTCCCGAAATCCGCCAGCTGCAACATCTCGAACACGGCATAAGCCGCCCCCCGATACGCCGGCGTCGCCGCGCCCTCCGCCGACGCGATCAACGGATCCACCGCTTGATCCTCACCCCCCAGATGCAACCGAAACCCGGTAGCCGTCTTGAAGTCCCCAGCGGCCCCCCGCAGCAGCTTCCCCTCAGCCCAGATCCGCCCCACGCCCAGAATAGCCCGAGCCGACAACAGCACCGCAAACGACGCCGCATAGGAGTAGGTGGACGTACTCGGCTGCCCCTTGCCCGAGCGAGACGAAGCCCGACTCTCGATCAGATCGGTCGCCCAGATCACCGTCCCCGCCACCCGCATCGTCCCGAACAGCTTCGGAATCTGCGCCCCATAAGACGACGTCTGCACCGCCAACTCGACCAGCCGCGGCCCCTCCCGCCGCTTCGGCCCGAACAGCGCGTGATCCACCGACTGTCCGATCAAGGCGCCGACCGCGCCCCCGATCGGCCCGCCCACCGCGCTCCCCACGGCCGTCAATACCAAGGTCGCCATGTCACACCCCCATCCGCCACACACCGATCAGAGGCCAGGGCGGCATCCCCGGCCGCTCCACCACGCGCCGCAACCCCGCGTCCGCATGCACGAACCCGCCCACCGTCCTGATCCCAAGATGAACCTGCCCCGGCCCCGCCGCCATCAGCAGCACGTCGCCCGGCGCCGGGTCGACAACCCGCACCAGCACCCGATCGAGCAAACCCCGATCGCCGCCCCGCAGTGAATACCCGCTCGGCACTTCGCCGAGATACCCCCCAGCCCGAAGCGCCAACGCGACCAGCCCGACACAATCGAGCCCGTCCGCCCCCCGCCCATGCAACCGAAACCGCGTCCCCACCGCGGCGAGGGCAGCCGCCGCAACCCGGCTCAAGCCCCAGGATACCGGGTGAGCAGATCGATCCCCGGCAGATACGGCTCCCCCCGAAAGTTCACCGCATCCCGAACCGCCCCGCGCAGGTCGCCAAACTCTTGTCACACCCCTCGACGACCTCGACGAGAGCACCGTCATCGACCACGAACGCCGGCACCGCCCGAAGCGTAACCGCCGTCCCCACGCCTCGAGCGACCGCGCTTTCCAACCCGCAATTCGCGCCGCCGAACCAGCGCAGCAGTCCGCCCCCAACCCCCTCCGCGCTGGAGTCCAGCGTCACCACCGCGCCCTCACACGCGACCACCCGGGCAAACCGCCGCCGCCCCGCCATCGCCACCCGACAGCGCCGATCCCCCAAGTCCGCCCGACACTCCGGCGACGTCTCCTCCACCACCGCCCGATCCAGCGCCGCACTCGCCCCCCGCAACTCGGCGGTGAACCCGCCATCCCCCAGTTCGACCGCCCCGATCACGCCCTTACCCAGTTCGACGCGGGAAGCCGGATCGGTCCAGTCCACTGCAAACAGCACCACCCGAGCCCCATCCCAGCGCCCGCTCAACAAATCCCGCTCGCCGATCGCGGCCGAGGTCAAAGCCCCCGCCACATCCATCGTATCCGCCTCCAGCCCCTCACTTCGCTGGATCGCCGACGGCGTCATCCCCGGCGCAGCCCGGTGCACCAGCCCGTCCACCACCAGGTCCCGGTCATGCGCGGTCAAGCCCACCGCCACCCCATCCCGCCGCTCGATCCGCCAGCAAAGGGCGATCGTCGCCAGCTCAGCATCCAGAAACATGAGCGTCTCCTCAAAACCCCCTCTCCCTTCAGGGGAGAGGGAGGGGCCCGCGCGAAGCGTGGGAGGGTGAGGGCACGCTCACCAGTACACGTGCCCTCACCCTCCCGTCGCAAGCGCTCCTCCTTCCCTCTCCCCGACGGGGAGAGGGTTATTCCCGAACCTCGACCAGAGGCACGCTCGCCGCCACCCCAGCCAGAAACGTAGCCCGCGCCACGCTCAACCGATCCTCCGCAAACCGAACCGGCACATCGAACGCAAACCCCGCCGTCACCACCACTCCGAGAGCAGGCGCGACATCCAGCACCACCCACCCCCCAGCCTCCACGGAAAACGCCCAAGTCCCCACGCCCCCCAAAGCCACCGAAACACTCCCCGCAACCGGCCGCGTAATCCGCCGCTCCATCGCCCCATACGACTTCACCAAAGCAAACCGCCGCAGGACGCCATCGCCAACCCCCACCACCTCCCCGACAGCGTCGAAGTCGAAAGGATCGCGCAACCGAAACCCCCGCGCCGCCCCCATCCGCGCTCGAAAGAACGCGAGCAGCACCGCGATATCCGCCTCGCTCCGCAACCCCGGCCCGACATCATACGACGTCCGAGCCTCCGCCCAGGCCGCGTTCCGAGCCTCCCGCCCCCCCGCACTCGTCAAAATCGCAGTCGAAAACCCAGGCGCCACCTCGGCCTCGCCCCCCAGTTCCAACGGAAACAGCACGTCATCGAAAGCATCCACGACCTCATCTCCCTCAGAACGATCAAAATGCACGAACCCATCCCGCATCACCTGCGGCAGCGCCCAGAGGAACGTCTCCGCCACCCCCCGAGCCCGAGCCACCTCGGCCGCCGCCTCGATCAGCCCCCACTCCGCCGCCTGGTCAGGCTGCAACACGAACCCGGATAAGTAGTGCTGCCTCTCCACCGGATACCCCAGCCGCGCGAACGCCACCGCCACGCCCTCGGCCGACGACGCAGAATCCCCCGCCGTCACCCAGTCGTAATCCTCCAGCTGCAACACATCGAAGGCAGGACTAGCCCACCCCAAAGGCATGTTCGCCCGCTTCGCCTCCGGCGCCTTCGCCTCCAGCACGGTCGGCAGATACGTCAGCAAATGCGACACGCACCCCGGCGCGGCTCCTTTCGCTGCCGCCACCAGCGCCGCAGTAGACGCCGCCAGGCAAACCCCCGCCGCATCCAGTGTCGCGATCTGCGCAGGCGTCTTCGACCTCCGAATGCTCGCCATCTCGACCGGCGCAAACGCCGCCACCGCACTCGCGTCGTAGAAGCAAGGCCGCCCATCCGGCATCACCCACCACCACGGCTCGCCCACCTGAAACTTCGGCGCCAACCCCGCCGCAACCGCAATCCCCATCAAAGCCCGAGCCACGGCTTGCAGATACCCCATCGCCCCGCCATGCGCCGGCGACAGCAACGTCGACGGCGGCTCCCACCCCGTCAACGCCGGCGACCCATCGGCCGCCCGCTGCTTCCAGTCGTTCCAACAATGCGCATCGAACAGCTCGTAACTCAGCGACCAGATCACATCGAACCCAAGCGCCTTAGCCCGCCCCGCAAAGTCCCGATGCCAGGCCGCACAGGCAACGTTCAACACGCCCCCCACCGCCGAAACGTAGAGCCCGCCCCCAGCCCCCTCGAGCCGGAAATAATGGCTCATGCCCACATAATGCGTGATGCTCCCCCGATACCCGAGATGCAGCGCATTGCGCAGCAACCGCGCCGGCGTCAGGTTATAGCTATCGTCATACCCCCCAGCGATCCGAACCCCGTGCTCGGGCACGACGGCATCGCCGATCGCCAGCACCGACCCCGGCCCTTCGCAAACGAGATCAGTCCACTCGACCCACCCCTCGCGCGGCCCGGCCAGCGGAACATCGACCTCGGTATACTCCGGCGGCACCACCGACACGAACATCCGGTCGATATCCCCCGCCCACACCGGATCCGCGTCCTCGGGCAGTTCATACCCGCCAACCATCGCCGCGAAATCCAGCGAAACGACCGCATCCTCCGGCGTCCCGACCGCATAATTCCACAACCGCACATACCAGGACCGAGCGCGCCCCGCCGCATCCCGCCCCTCGATCGTCAAGGTCGGGCCATTGATGGCATCCAACGCCATCACCCCCGAAGACCGCCACCGAAACCGCAACCGACAGTCCCGAAAATCCCGCGAAGTCTCGTACTTGAGCAAAGGATGATCGAAGCGATCCACCGCCTCCCAGATCACCCCCGCCAGATCGTCAGCCTTATAAAACACCGCATCCACCCGCAGCGCGTCAGGACCGACAGTCACCACCGACGCCATCATCGGCCGCGGAAAATCCACCGTCCAGAACCGAGGATCGAACCGAGAAACAAGCCCCTCGACCTGCACAGTCCGCCCCGAGCAAAGCCAATGCGCCATAAGATCCTCCTCACTATCCCTCGCCCCTACGGGGAGAGGGAGGGGCCCGCGCGCCCTTGCGCGTGGGAGGGAGAGGGGCGTGAGGCACGGAACCCCCGCCCCAAAGCCCCTCACCCTCCCGTCGCAAGGGCTCCTCCTTCCCTCTCCCCGACGGGAGAGGGACAAGTTCACTCCACCGCCAAAGCCGCCTTGACCGCCCGAGCCACCTGCCGGCTCGACTGCGCCAAAACCCCCGGCGCACTCCCACCAGCAGCATTCACCGTAATCGCCACCCTCACCTCGCGCACACCGCCCCCCGGCGCACCAGCCTCGACCCGCCCGCTGGAAGTAGGCACGAAAACCTCCGCCCCCGCTCGCCCACGACATAAGCCCGCCCCGGAGAAACCGGCCCGCCGGTAGCCCGCCCCGGCAACCCACCAACCAGCCCAGCCAGTGCCCCACTCAAACCCCCACCACTCAACACCGACTGCACCCCAGCCTTCAAAGCCGCCGAAGCAATCGCATCCAGCGCCGACAGAGCCACCCCCTTCAGCTCCTCGAACCCCAGCTTGCCCGACCGAACCGCCCGCAACAGCCCCGCCTCCAGCCGAAGCGCAGCCCGCTCCGCCCCAGCGCCGAGCACACCCTCCAACTCCCCCCGCATCGCCTCGACATCACGCGAGAACCCGGTCGTATCCGCCCGCACGCTCACCAGCGCCACATCAAGATCATCCATCAGGAAAAGCCCCCCTCAACCGAGCGATCGTCGGAGCATCGGGCGGCGCCGTAACGTCGCCCACCAAAGCCCCCACGACCCCCGCCAACTCCGCCGGCGTAGCCCGCCAGAAAACCTCCGGCGCCCACCCCAGCACCGCGCCAGCAAAGCCAGCCAACCGTCCGGCGCTGTCGGAAAACGTCACTTCCCCGCCAGGATCTGTCGCAACAGCCCCCGCAAGACCGGCGTCACCGCCGCCAGCCCAGCCTCGACGACAGCCTCCCCCAGCCGCTCCCGGGTCACCCCCTCAGGGCACTCGCGAAGGCAATGCCAGAACAGCCCCACCATCTCCCCGATCCCGAGCCGCCCCTCCGCCGCGCGCTCCACCAGCGCAAACAAAGGCCCCAACTCGCTTTCCGCTGCGACCAAAGCCGCAAAGCTAGGCCGCAAGACAAGGGTCTCCCCCCCAACCCGAAGAGACCCCTCCCCCCGAACCGGATTCGCCAAATCACCCATGAGAATGTCCTTAAACACCCCCTCTCCCTTCAGGGGAGAGGGAGGGGCCCGCGCGAAGCGTGGGAGGGTGAGGGCACGATCACCAAAAAACGTGCCCTCACCCCTCCGTCGCAAGTGCTCCTCCTCCCCTCTCCCCTTCAGGGAGAGGGCAAGAAACTAACCCACAACAACAGCCCCAGAACTCTCCAGGCTAAGCGTATAAGACCGCTCCCCATTGAAATCCCCGGCATAGTCCAGCCGAGACACCAGGAACTTCCCCGTCATCGTGTCGCCCCCCTCGAACGCCAGCCGATAATCATCGAGCACGCCGGTGAGTGCGCTAGCCTTCACCCGCAACTCCGCCACCGACCCGGTAAAAACCCCGGCGCCCGACACGGAAACACTCCGAACCCCAGCCCCCGACAGCAACTGACGCCACCCGCCGGAGTCCTTCGTCGTGACAACGATAGCCTCCCCATTCACCGACATCTGCGTCGTCCGCAGCCCCGCCACCGTCGCATAAACGACAGGCGCCGCGCCGTTCCCCACCTTCAGCAGGAACGCACTACCCTTCTCCACCGCCATGTCAGCTCCTTCCTTGTTTCCCCGCGAAGGCGGGGGCCCAGCCTGGACTCCCGCCTTCGCGGGAGAACAATCTTGTTCAGTTCCCGAACCGCTCAGCTCTCGCGGTACATCCGCACCAGAAACTCACTCGTCCCCCGCCACCGATCCCCGACCCGCAGCACGCGAGACCGCACCAGCGCCAATCGAACCACCCGCCACCCCTCGCCCAGATCAGGCGGCAGCGCCTCCAACCCCTCCTCCGCAGCAGCCAGCAGAGCGCGCGCCCGAACCGGCCGCTCCCCCCCATCGAGCAGCGTCAGCAGGACGAGCCCCTCCCGCCCAACCCAGGTCTTCGTGCTCCAGTCCGACAACACCGGCTCATCGACGACCGCATAAGGCAGCCCACCCCGAACCGGCGGCGCATCGAACACGCTGACATCCAGCACCGCGTTCAGCCGAGCCACGATCGCCGCCTGCAAGACGACCCGCCCACTCACGAATGCACCGCCAACCCAAGCCGCATCCGCCGATAAGGCCGCCACAAAGCCGCCACCGCCGCCGGCGGCGCGACATCGCTCTCGCGGTGATCGAACAGATGCGCGACCAGCATCGCCACCCCCTGCGCGATCGGGGCGGGCACCGCCTCGAAACTCAAGGCCAGCCCCGCCGAATACGCCACGGCCACCCGCCCAGCAGACCCGGGAGCCAGGACACGAACCCAACCAACCCCATCCGCATCGATATCGACCGCATAAGCCCCGACCGCCAACACGAACGGAGCCCCCTCCACAGGCAGGCCAGTAACCCCGGAAATCACGGTAACCGGCGCAACCATCAGCCGCCGCCACCCCGCCGCACTGGTCACCACATCCTCGAACGGCCGCCCGATCACCGCCGCCCCCAAAAAAGCCTCCCCCAGCAACAACGCCGTCGACGCCAACCGCGAGAGCACCAAATCCTCCCCCGTCTCCACCCGCAACAAAGCCCTCGCCGCAACGACCACCTCAGCGATCACCCCGGCAGAAATCGCCGACCCCGTCATAACGATGTCTCCAAAACTTCCCTCGCCCCTCCGGGGAGAGGGAGGGGCCCGCGCGCCCTTGCACGTGGGAGGGAGAGGGGAGTTGGCGGACACCAACGCCCCCGCACCCACCCGCCGAAACTCAAGCCACCGAGAACTTCATCAGCTTGATAGCCTCGGAATTCGTCACGCACCCACCGACCCGCTTGGTCGCGTAGAAATTCACGAACGGCTTGTTCGAATACGGATCGCGCAGGACCCCCGTCTCGGTCCGCTCGGCGATAATATACCCCGCCCGGAAATTCCCGAACGCGATCGCCAGCGCATTCGCCGCGATATCCGGCATGTCCTCGGCCTCCACCACCGGATACCCCAGCAGCGTAGCCGGCACCCCAGCCGCCAGCGAAGGCGCCCAGACGAAAGCCCCATCCGTAGTCTTGAACTTCCGGATCCGCGCCAACGTCGCCGCATTCATGACAAAGCTGGCCCCCTGCCGATAAGGCCCCCGCAAAGACTGAACCAGATCGATCAACCGCTCCTGCGGGTTCGCCGAAAAGTCGCCCGCCGTACCGCTCGCCAGATACTGCAAGGTCCCGAAAGCCCGCACGCCATCCGCGGTCGCCGCAGTAACCGACGTCAGAAACCCCTTCGGCCGCGACACGCCCGACCCGGACACGAAAGCCGCCCCCTCGGCCTTAGCAAACTCCATCGCGATCTCGCCCGCCAGCCACTCCTCGACATCGAAAGCCGCGTCATCGAGCATCGCCTGGCTGGCCGAAGGATTGGCATACAGCTCCCCCGTAGGCGGCGCGATCTCGACGAACACCGGCGAAGCGGTCTCGGGCCGAGCCGCATTCTCCGCCGCCCAACCGGAAGGCGTACCCCCGGTCGTAACCAGCTTGCGATACCCAGCCGACCCAACCTTCACGACATTGGCAATTGCCCGGATCGGCGAAATCCCCTTCAGCAAAGTATCGATCTGAGCATCGATCTCCCGCGGCACCGCAAACCCGCCGGCATCCCCCGTGACCCCGGTAAAAGCCTTCATCTCCAGCGTAGCGCCAGTCCGAACGAACCCCGCAAACGCCGCATTCTGCGCCAAGGGGGAAGCCCCCGCCAAAACCGGCCGGTCAACAACACTCATGTCCATCTCCTCGCATGAAACGA